CGCTTTAATTAGCGAGTCTAATCCTCACAAGTCCTTAATTGGACGGAGGTTATGAACTTCCTGCACCACGGGAGTGGCTCCGCAGGGGTTGAACTCGAACATCCTATAATAAGGAGGACGAGCGTCATGGATAAAACCATGAACAACAATCTCTGCAAAGCACTTCGAGCATGCGGTATTCCAAAGCCGATAGCTTATCAAGTCCTGAATACTGTCACTAAATGGTGTGACTGTAATGGGATTGAGTGGACTAACGACCGTATCAAGGCTTTACGCCAATGGTATGAGACTAGTCTCACGGGTGAGCCGAAGCCACCGGAATGGTTCAAGCACTCAGATTCTGGAATGCCTTTGGGTATCTGGAAGAAGGTGTTTGACTTGCCAATTCCTAAAGCTCTAGGGGTTCTTTCCCTGAACACTGTTTTCGTTAATAAACAGTTGAGCGAATCCCAGAAGGAAAAATTCCTTCATGGATTAGCTGGAAATGGCGACCAGGACCTGGACACTATTTGTTGCATGGCCGCTCAGCTGGCGGAAAAGCCAGTTATGCGGTGTAGCTTCAAAGAAATGCCTGGGTTGAGCTTACCAACCGTCTTTGATATGAATGGGTCTTGTCCCATTCAGGACGGTCAGAAGACAGTGAGACCTGAGAACAAACTCGGGCCCGCACTGAAGGCTCTGGGTGAATCCTGGAAATCGGTACCAAAAGTCACGCTCGACTTCTTAGAGAAGTACGAAGCACCGGAGGCATCCGGGACTTTTTGGATTGAGGACTACGTGCCTGGGGACGTGATGATCAAAGGATTGTCATACGAACCATGGCCGGGTCTTCTACCTCCGAGATTAGAGGGAAGCCCAGTAGTTGGTAGAGTGAGTGTTATCCAACAACCGCAGCTAAAAGCCAGAATTGTTGGGAATCCTAACAGGATTCTCCAAGTAACACTCGATCCTCTCAAATCTCTTTTTATGGAGACTTTGAGGCACCTTCCAACAGACGTGACCTTTCGTCAAGACGAAGGGATAGCGTGGGTCAACGACAAACTAATGCAAGGTATTGAGCTTGCAGGGTCAGACTTGACCTCAGCTTCAGATTTACTCGATGTCTGTGGCTGTCTCATGCTCACCGAGGAAGCTTTCCAATTTCGGAAAGTCTCGGGTTATGAGCAGTTTGCAAGATACTTCTTGGAAGTGTCTAGAGCGGACTGGTATTGTCCTGATTTAGACCGTAAGGTCAGTTGGAGACAAGGTGATGTTCTGGGAACAGGGCCGTCATTCGGCCTGCTGTCGCTTACGAACAATGTGGCAGCGATACTTGCGTACCGAGCCGCGGTATCAGAGGGTGCACTCCCCCACTCACAAGAGTGGAGAGACTCATTTAGAGTCGTGGGAGATGACATCGTAATGCTTGCTCCTATGGAGAAGTACTACTCCCAGATAATTGGGGTCCTGGGTGGAGAAATAAACCACTCAAAGACTCTTACCAGCAACAAGGTTGCTGAATTCGCTGGAAGGGTGATCATGCCGAACTATAGCCTGAATAAGGCAATTAAGTTCAGTGATCCGAGCGATAACTCTTTCATGAGTTACGTTTCCCAACTTGGTGATCAAGCCAAGTACTTCTTGAAACCTAGACAGAGAAGGGCGTACGAATACTTTAAGTACGTCCCTGGCTTCGTTGTGGATGGCCCTTGGGCACAAGATTCCTTTGGAATCCCCTTAGAGAAGCGCTACCAATGGTATCTTCTTGAAGTTCTTCCTGCTATGCAGCGGGTCGAACCGGACCTCAACCTCGAAGATTTCGATCTGACCCTCCTTAAGGCCAGATTATCCGTCGAGGAATCAGGCGAAGCGCTCATTGGTGAATGGTTCACACCAATGTGCGACGGGGGTTACCAACCCTCGCAAGTAAACCAAACCTTTAAGGCTGGCGGAGACCCTAGGTTAACCGATGGGTTAACTTTCGAAAGAGTCCTAAATGGACTTATCGAACGAGGTGACGTCAGACCGTATTCAGTCTGGATCGCAAGTCAATCGGACCTTAACTGCCATACGCAGCGGGACACCGATGATCTCGATCTTACGGATAAAAGGAAATCCGGCCCAGGCATGGGCAGGTAATCCAATCCAGATCGGACGATGGCGCTACTAGGAAGGTAGCGTTTGACCGCGATGTGAGCTTTGCTCCCTGCTTTGATTACGCAGAG